GTGCGATCAAGCGCCTTCTCGCCCGATTGGAAGTCACGAGTCGTCGCGTTCTCGCCTCTGGTGAAGTCCTGCGAACGAGCCTGCAGTGCCTGAGCGCCACTCTGCCGCATCCGCTCCAACGCAACCTGACGGTCCTGATCCGCCTTCGCCTTCTGCTCCTCGAGCTTCGAGCGCATCTCGTTGTCGTCCCGCCGACGATAGACGTCTTCCATCGCAGCACCACCGCCCGTGGCAGCGCCAGCGAATATCGACTCGAGGATTCCCGGCATTACTGTGCTCCGTTCAGAATTCCGGGTGCCGGCGTAGGCTGCGGCCCCTGTGGCTGGCCTTGAGGACCGCCCTGACCACCCTGCTGCTGCGCGAACTGCTGCGCCTCGCGGATCTGGTCCGGCCCGATCTGCATCTTCTTCATCAGGTAACCAGTCAACTCCTGCGTCGCCTCACCGATCAACTGATCACTCGGCTCAATCTTCCCGGCCTCGGCAAGAAAATCGATCACCTCCATCAGCAGAATCACCGCCGCAGGAACCATCGCTTCCATCGGGAACGGTCCCTTCGACTCGTTCTTGATCATCGTCATCAGCGCAGCAACGCCCTGCGCCAACGAGTCGGCCTCGCTCCCGCCCTTCATCGACTGCAGTTGCTTGACCATCAGATCATGCGTCTGCGGGTCATACATCATCCGCTTGCCGGCAGTGACGATCCGCTCGATGTCCGACTTCATCTCGGGCGGCGCAGCGTCCATGATCTTCTGCACGACCTCCTGCGTCTTGCTGCCACCCTCCTGCTTGGCATCGCCCTCTTGTTGCTCTACCTGCGGCGCTTCCATGCCTTCATGCTGCGTTGACTCGTCAGGGCCTTGGCCCTCACCGGGAATCTGCTGCTCAAGAATTCCAGCCATTACTTCGTGCTCCATCGGACCGGCGTGAAGTTCGACCGGTTGTTCCGCAGTCTGTTCTCGGCATCGATCTGCGCCTGAGTCTTCATCGACTCGCTCATGTATGAGGCCGCGCCCTGACCAACGCCCTTGATGATCCCGCCGACAATCTGCTTGTCGCCGCTATCCATGTTCTTCCACATGCTTGCGAGAGAGTCCCAATACGATGTGCCACCACTCGCCTGAGTGCCGTTGTAGACCGCATTCGATCCGCCTTCCATCGCTCGCACAGTTGTCCCGGTAGCGTTACCCGGCTGAGCCACACTCGCCACTTGAGCAACCTGGGCAGGCTGCGCGGTTGCCGACTCGAGAATTCCGCCCTTGTCGAACGTAGCCGTCGAGTCCATGCCGTCCCCGATGGTGCGGATCCTCGAGCCATCCGCCGCCACGGGCACCGCAGCACCGGCAACCCCCTCGCCACCATACCCGATCCCGGCAGCGCCCTCCGCAGCACGCAATGACGTGCCGGTCGAGTTCGTCGCCATGCCGGTCGCATTGCTGGCCACCTCAGTCCCGCCGGCCGCCGTCCCGGCCTCACTGGCCGTGCTCGCCACAGTACCGGCTTCGGTCGCCGTGGTGCCGCCAGCCCATGCGCCAGACCAGCCAGCCGCTGATGCGACAGACCCTCCCGCGCCAAGACCCGCGCCGATCTTCATCAGCGTTGGGTTCTTCGTCACCGCGCCGACGACCGTCACCGCCACAGAGACGGCAGCAACGACAGCCGCGTACCCGGCAGCGGTCCCTGCTGCCCCTGCGAACGCCGCTACCGCAACAATAGCCATCAGAGCACCTTCGCCATCAGAATTTCTTCCCGTTGATATCCAGACCGCTCAAGAATCGCAGACCAGTCGTTCGCCACTTTCACATGCCAGACGACCTTATCGACCCGATCCTTGCGCAACTCGTCCTCGCTGAACTTGATCAGCCGAAGCCCTGTCGTTCCCTTGCGATGCTCCGGCGTCAGATACAGAACATCGTTCTGGCCAAAGAGCGTCGACTTGTAGTGCATGTTCCACGCAAGGAAGAAGACCGAATATCCGACCAGCCTTCCATCTTCCCTCGCGGTATAGACCCGAAGGCCTCCGTTCCGTTCGAGGCCCTCATACTTGCCCCAATCAACATCCAGTTTGATCGTGTCCTTGTGCAGCGCGATCTCGTCATAGTGCGCAAGCAGAAGCGGCTCGATCTCCTCTCGAACCGTTGCCATCGTTTCAACAGCAAGATCAACCATCGCCGGTCGTTATCCCCCCGGTGTATCCGGGCGAAGATGGGGCTGGAGCGGCGCTGCCGGGAGATGGAGCAGCGCCAGGGGCCGGCGCGGGCGCAGGAGCCGCCGTGTTCACCGCAGCAGACTCTCGAGCAGCGTTCCAGTTCAACCCGTCGCCAAAGTCAACGTTCGCCACTCTGCCGGCAATCACCATCCCTGCCTGGCCCGCATCAATCTCCTGCTGAATCGCCGCACGCTTCGCGTCTTCGGTCAGGTTTGGATCCCGCTGAATGTTCGAGATGTTCGCCTGCATCTGCGAGTAAATCTGCCCCGCGTTTGCGCTCCCCTGAATCAGAGCCCGGTTATTTGACGAGATGTTTTCAAGCGCAATCCGATTCTCGGCATCAAGCTGAGCAACCTGAATCCGGTTCTCATTCGTCATCTGCGTCGACTGCAGCGTCGTCGCATTCTGTGCATTCGCTCGAGCGGTCGCCCCGGCCTCGCCAATGTTCGTGATGTTGAGCTTGTTGCCCTCTCCGGCATTGAAGCGACTCGTCGTGTTCGCCTCTCCGGTATTGAACTGCTGGTTCGTGTTGTACGCCCCGGCGTTGAATTGCTGATTTGTGTTGTACGCGCCGGCATTGAACTGCGCGACCTGATTCTGCACGCCCTGATTGTCTCGAGACGCCTGCGTATACGTGCTGGCATCCTGCGTGGCAATCGGCATCGCCGAGTCATACAGCGCCGTCTCGCCGGCCCTCAGCGCCATCGTGCTGTTCAGCAGACCGCGACTGTTCGCGCCCTCGAGAGCCTTTGCCCGTGCTCGCTCCATGAGCGGAGAACCCTCGTCGAGGATCCCCTTCAACTGCCCCTGAACGGTTTCCGAACTGGAATCAACGGTCCGAAGGTACGGATCTGCAGTCTGATACCCGGCAGTCTGATACCCAGCCGTACCGTAGTTCGCCGTCTGCAGGCCCTGATTCCCGGTGCTGATGTTCCCGGACGTAGTTCCTGGCGTTGTGGAGCCGGAATACATGCCGCCCACCAGGTTGCTGGACCCGCCGTTCAGGATCCCCTGCTGCGGCATCACGGCAGCGTTCAACTCAAGATTCGGATCGGCCATAGTTTGCCCATTTGCTCATTTGTAACAGTACCCGGAAACTGGGCAAGTGAACGCACGGTTCACCGCTTCAGCCTACGGAAGACGTAATGGATGATCGCCCCAGTGATCGTGAACGGTTGCGTCGTCTTGTCGTCGCCCTGCATCCTGAGCGACAGATTCACCCCCGATCCGGGCGTGTCCACGGTGTTTGGCTCAGTCGTCGTGACGTCATACCGGCCCTGATTCCAGACCGCGTTCTGCCAATACTGATTCGACCCGGACTCTGGACTGTAGATGTAGGCATCAGGCGTGACGTCGCGCTCTTCGGACCGGTAGTCTAGGTCGTACCCAATCTGCAGCTTCACGTACCCGCCGGTCTGCGTCTCGAGAACCGACCGCTTAAAGTGCTTCAGCAACCTCGGCGAACGCATGTGGTTGAAAGCAAGTCTCAGGTTCCACGGGATCGCCTGACCGTTGAACGACCAGCCGACATCAAGCCTCAGAACCTCGCCGTCAGCCGTGCCGACCAGCATCAGTTCCTCGCCCTTCTCGAGCACACCGGTTCCCTTCGCAATGCACGACCACGCGCAGGTCACCACATGCGGAAACTGAACCGGGAAAATTCCCGAGGGCTTGCCATTCCTGAATGAACAGTACAGTCCAGATCCGTCCTCGAAGAAGATCCGGTACTGGTTCTTGTTCCTGCAAAGCATCGATGCAACCGCCTTGTTCCGGCGCGCATCAACAAACGGCTTCACCGACCCGCTGAACACCGAGTTCTCGAATGCGCCGAACTGCTGTGACGCAGTCATCGTCGTCAGACCGAACGCATTCTGGAAGAGCGCCTTGCCCATCCATTGCAGCGTACCCGGTAGCGCCCCCGTATCCCCGGAGAACGGAATCAACTGGAACGTCGAGTCCGAATCCCCGTACAGAATGAATAGCCGGTCCTGCGTGGACACCAGAAGAGCCGACGCTTCGCTCTCGCCGGTCAGGGACATCAGGCCAGTTATCGCCGCACCGGTATTGATCTCGCCGGCCCCGAGGACCGGAGTCCAGCTTTTCGGGTTCCCGACCTGAGAATACTGAAGGCTCGAGCCAAATGATAGGAACAGTCGATTCCCATGGACCGCCAAATGACTCGGCGTGTCGATCGCCATCCCGGTCGTGATGAAGTCTAGCGTGCCGTTGTAGTAGATGAACGCTCGAGACGTTCCGGACACCCCGAATGCGCGATCGACCTGCGCCCCTACTGCGTCGTTACTGCCAAGGTTGTTGACCACGAACTCAAACTGCGCATTCGCCCCACGGATCGCATTCTCGGTCGACGGGTTGTACACGCCGCTCGACGGGAGCCCAATGTTCCGCACCACCCAGTTCTTGTTATTCGGCACCGGCACGCCGCTGACCATGAGTGTCTCTGACGGCTCCAGGAAGATCATGACGTCGCTCGAATAACTGTAGCGAATCGCCACCGGCCTGTCGTCAAGCACGAACAGGCCCATGATCTTCTCGGCCTCGTTGAACGCCGTACCGGTCGACAACTCCGCGCTGGGGCTGTGCCAGGCCGTTCTCAGCGTGTCATCAGCAATGATCCTCGAGGCCGCACGCTCTTCTGCCGTGGCCCCCGGCAAGGCCGTCGGCGGAGACACAATCACGTACGTCGCGCCCTGCGACATGCCGAGAACCTCGACCTCCTCGCCAATGACGAACGTTCCGCTCACCTCGGACACATAGGCCGCAGTATCGCCACCGTAAGTCGTCAGGAACTCCAACCCGGTCGACGATCCGCTCGCCTTCACCACAAACGTCATCTGCGCGCCAGAAGTCAGCCCTCGCAAAATCTGTCCGGACAGGGCCGCGTTGTGACCCGGAATGCCAACTACCGTCGCCAACCGAACGAACTGCTGCGAGGCCGTCAATCCGTTCACGTACCGGTCATAGCCCGCGATCCTCGAGTAGCCCGCTTCGATGTCGACCTCGAAGTTCAGCGCACTGATCGCCGCACCATTCCGAACGAGGAATGGTGGAGTGACGATATCCAACCCGCCCTGCGGCGCGAAGAACTCCGTCTGGACCCCGACCTGGCTTTTCTTAGACAAGGCTTCTGAGTCCGAGTGGAGGTAACTGGTCGTGCGCCAGCGCTGCCCACAATGGAGCCCCGCGTTCGTACGAGCGCTTCAGGACCGGCGCAGACTCCTCATACCCGCCATACCGCGAGATAGCCTCCCAGATGATCAGGTCGTGAAACCTCGCTGGCATGATCGGCACGTCATCGTCGTCGTCCAACTCCTGCGGCTCGCGCCAGTAGTCGTAGAACAGCGTGTACTGCTCATCCGCCGACGGCGCGATCAGCAACGTCTCTGAATTCGGATGGATTGCAATCGTTGACGGCCGACCCCTGCGAGTAGGATCCGCCCCATCACCATCACGGAAGTCGAAGTAATCGACGCACGTCATCGGCTGGCTATCCTTCCTCGCGCCACCGAACGGCGCAATCCTCACCGTCTCGCCTTCCCAGTCCGCAACCTCGCCGGCAGTGAACTCAGGCGGCGTGATCACCGACGCGTATTGCGGGATCGTGAACGTCGCCTCCTTGAACAGGAAGTTCCATCGTTGCTGCGACTGGATTTCCCGCCAAGCATCCTGAACCCACTTCTTCAGCCGAGCACTCTCAAACGGCAGGCTCCCCAGAACCGTCGACAGCGTTTGGCCAGACGTGCCGGCCTCTACGTGCAACCGGTTCACCAACTCCAGAAACGTCATGGCAGTACCTCAATGGTTCTCGAAATCCTCAGCCGGCCATACGTCGCATCGTGGTAGACAAACGTCACCGTCGATACCCCAACCCCTCGAGGGCAGATGGAAATCACGCCGTTCAGCGCAGCATGCGCGGCACTCACGTACCCCGGACGGCTGATCTCGATCTCCAGCCGCTTC